AACGGGAGCGGGTGCGGTTTTTGAAAAATTGCGCGCCATACAATCGCGGGGAGTTGGCCGGGTTTCCAGCTGATGTGGCGGCTGAGTTGATCGGGCGCGGCGTGGCGCGGCGGGTGTCGCTGGATGATCTGCTGGCAGTCGTGCAGCCAGCAGCAGCTGGCGCGGTGGATGATCAGCCAGCAGAAGCAAAGCAAGAGGCGGACCAGCCAGCAGCTGCAAAGCCAGCCGCAGCAAAGCCAGCCGCAGCAAAGCCAGCTGGTGATCCGGGCGCGCCGCCAAAGCAAGGCGGCTAAACAAAGGGGGCGGCAATCGTGGAAGATATAACAAGCGCGGCGCGGGTGCCGCTGGTGAGTGCAGAGCAATTGCGGCGGCGCTTGCATATGCTGGAAGCGGACGCGGATGCGCTGCTGGTGGATTTATCGCTGGACGCGCAGGCGGTAGTGGAAACGGCAACGGCTAATATCTTATCTGCGCGGCAGTTCCGGTTCGATCTGCCGGGCGGCTATTGGTCGCTTTGGTGGTTTCCGGTGCGGCCAGTGCGCGCGGTGGTGTCTGTGCATGTCGTGGGCATCGATGGCCAGCTGGCGCTGCTGGAGCCTGCGCATTATTGCCTGCGCCGCGCAGGGTCTGAGCCGGTGCTGGAAGTGTTCGACACTGCGGACACGGCGCGCGCCGGGCTTGATTTGCAGCTGGTGGCAGATGTGGGCTTTGCGTCTGCGGACGATGTGCCAGCTGGATTTTGCGAGCCTATCGGGCGTCTGGTCAAAGAATGGCGCGATGGTTACGCGGTATCGGCAGAGGAAGGCGGCAGCTTGCAGCCAGCGCGGCTGGCAATGGGCGCGCGGATGCTGATCAAGCAAAAGCGCTACGTGCCGCCGCGCGACGTGTGGCCGCAATGAGCGCGCGCGACACGCTGGCTACGTTTCTGCGCTGGTCGGAAACGCACCGCGATGCGTTCAACACGCCGCAGGGAAACTGGCCGCCGCTGTTTTCCGCGTGGGTGCATGTCAAGTATCTGGACGCGGCAGAGGCGCAGGACGGTGGGGCAACAACGGAAGCGGTGCGGATCGTGCTAACGGTGCCAAGTAGCGGCGCGGCGCGCAGTCTATCGAGCCGGGATCGCGTCCGGGTCGGGGGTGTAGATTTTGAAGTGACAGGCGCAAGGCCGGGCAAAAGCCGGGCCTATAGAATTGTTAATGCAACGGGGTTGATCGATGGAAACGAGGCTGGGTTTTGAAGGCGGGCGGCAATTAGAGGCCGCGCTGATGGGGCTATCGCGTAGCACGTCGCGCAGTCTGGCGCGGCGGGTTTTGCAAAAGGCGGGCCAGAAAACGGCAGACAAGTCAAACGCGCTGGCACCAGTGCCAGACGATCCGCGCTGGCCGGGCGGGCGATTGAGCGGCAGCTATGTTGTCAGTTCGGTTTTGACAAAAAGCCAGCGGCGCGCCGCAAAAGCCGCGCGCAGCAATCCTAACTCGGTCGAGGTTTATGTGGGTACGGCAGACCCTGCCGGGCTGTTGCAAGAGTTCGGCACGGCGCGCCATGTCGCGCAGCCGCATCTGCGGCCAGCTTGGGACGCAACGGCGCGCGCAGTGTTCGAGGCGATCCGCGCGCAGATGGTCGTGGCAGTCGAGCGGGCAAGGCGGCGCGCGGCGGCGCGGGCTTTGCGCGCGCGGTGATGCGCGCGGCGCTGACAGCGCGGCTGCTGGGCGATGCGCAGCTGGCCGCACTGGTGGGCGGTCGGGTTCACTGGTCGCGCCAGCCGCCAATGGATCGCGCGCGGCCATTTGTAGGTTTGCAGCTGATCAGCGCCGCGCCGTTTTACAATGTCGCGCGCGGCGGCAGTCTGGTTGATGGGTCTTTACAGATTGATGTTTGGGCAGATGATCTGGCGACAGCAGAGGCTGTGGCCGCGCGGGTGCGTCCGCTGGTCTCTGGCTGGCGCGATCTGGTCGCGGGGGTGTGTGGTATCGTGATCGATGCCGAACGCGATCTGGACGGGGATACGGCGCGCGGTGCGTCTGCCCTATTTGGAATTTCGATTGATATTTCTGGAACGTGGAAAGGATAAAAAGATGCCTTCAAGAGAAGATTTAGCCTATGCGGTCGCGCTGGGTTTTACACCAGCGGGCGGCACTGAAGTTGTCATTGGCGATGTTTACACGCTAGGCGCGCCGGAAGTTTCGCGCGATGCGGTGGACAACACCAAATTGGATGCGCCGGGGAGGTTCCGCCAATATATGAAGGGAATGTTGGAAGGCGGTGAAATGTCGCTTCAAGTGGCAAACGATACCGCAGAGGTCGGGCTGGCAGCCTTGCTGGCGGACCTGACAGGGCCGGGCGTTGGCACCGTTTCCATCACATGGCTGGACGGGTTCGCAATGTCGTTTCCGGGGTTCGTCACGAAATTTCAGCCAGCAACAGATGCGGCGGGAAAGGATGCGGCAGACCTGACAATTAAAGTGGCGGGCCAGATCACGTTCACGCTTGAGACTGCCGCGTAATGGGCGCGCGTAGATCGGGGCCGGATGCGGGCAAGGTTTTGCTGCGCACGCCGGATGGCGCGCAGGTGTTGCACGGCGGCGCGCCGGTGTCTTTGCTTTTCGATATGAATGCGCTTTGTGCGCTGGAGGAACGGCTGGAGGATGCCGGGCGCGGTGTGAGTGTGTTCGAGTGGCTGGAGGGTTTCATGCAAGAGGGCATCGGATTGCGCGCGCGCGATCTGCGCTTGCTGGTCTGGGCGGGCCTGCAAGAGTTGCAGCCGCCGCCGGATGATCGCGAAGCGGGCCGCCTGTTGCAGCAGGCGGGCGGGCTGGCTGCTTTGCAAGATGTGATCCTGTCAGCCCTGAAAGCATCGATGCCGGAAGCGGTCGAGGGTGACGCCATCGAGGGCGCGGAGGATGCGCCGGGAAACTAGCAAGGGTCCGGCCAAAGGTGCCGGACCTGTTGGCCAGCTGGTGCGAGGCGGGGCAGCCTGCGGCGGCGTTCTGGTCCATCACGCCGCGCATCTTTGGCCATGTTATGCGCGGCGCGACAGCAGCGCGCGCGCACGCGGATCAGCGCAGCCTGACAGCCGCGTGGATGACAGCGCGGCTGGCGGTCTATTCTGTAAATGCGCCGGGCAAGTTTCCGCCGCTGTCTGATGTGGTCAGCACTGGCCGCACCGCGATCAAGCCACGGCAAACTGCGGAGAAAATGAAAGCCACGGCGCGGCTGTGGCTGGCGGCGTTTGGTGGTCAAGTAAAAGAGGATTAAAAAATGCGGGCAATCGTGGGCGCGCTGCGCGTCGTTCTGGGAATGGACAGCGCAGCATTTGAGCAAGGGGCCAGCAATGCAGCGCGCCGCACGGCTGCGCTGTCGCGGTCTATGGAAACAATGGGCAAGCGGCTGTCGGGTATCGGCAAGTCTATGTCGGCAGCCGTGACAGGTCCGCTGGCTGGATTTGCGGCGGCCACGGTGGCCGCGTCTGGATCGATGGCAGAACTGGCGCGACAGGCGGAGACAGCCGGAATAAGTGCCGAGCGCATGAAGGTTCTAGGGATCGCTGCAAAGCAGGCCGGGTTCGATCAGGCCGGGCTGGCTGATGTGCTAAAGGATGTTAACGACAAGCTAGGCGATTTTGCCGCAACGGGTGCCGGGCCGCTGGCGGATTTTTTCGAGAATATCGCGCCTAAAGTCGGGATAACAGCAAAGGCGTTCGAAGGGCTTTCCAGCGATCAATCCTTGCAGCTTTACGTTTCCAGCCTTGAAAAAGCCAATGTCAGCCAAGCGGAAATGACATTCTATATGGAAGCGCTGGCCAGTGAGGCCACGGCGCTGCTGCCGCTGTTTCGGGATAACGGCGCGGCCATCAAGGATGTGGCAGACCGTGCGGCGGAATTGGGCCTGTCCATCGATAAGGATATGATTGGCAAAGCCAAAGAAATACGGCGTGATTTTGGTATCGTGGCAGAGGTTCTAGGCACGCAAGTTCAGGGCGCGCTGGTGGGCCTGCTGCCAGCTTTTGCAAAGCTGGGGACAGCCATGCTGCCAGCCGTGCGCGCGATGGTGGACGGTATTTCCACGCTGGCCAATTGGTTTGGCGATTTATCGCCACGCGCGCAAAAGTTTGTGGGCATCGGGATCGGTTTGACAGCAATGCTGGGGCCGCTGGCAATCGCCCTGGGGGGCATCGCGGTTGCGGTGTCGCTGATCGCATCGCCCATAACGCTTACAATTTTGGCGGTGGCTGCTTTGGTCGCGGGTGCCGCGCTGATCTATATGAAGTGGGATGGAGTAGCGGCGTGGTTCCGGCAGAAATTCGAGGCGGTGCGGCTGGCTATTTCCGAAAAGGTCGCGGAAATCCGCGCGGCTGTGCGCAAAGATTTTAGCTGGACTGCCATCATAGGAAATTGGACGGGCGTAAAGCTGTGGGCAACGGAAAGAATGAAGTCTGTCGAGAATGGAATTGTGGCGGGCTGGGATGCAATCAAGCTGGTGATGGCGGGATATTATGAAGATTTTAAGCAGATCGGGGTGGACATTGTAGAAGGGCTGCGGCTGGGAATTGTCGAGAAATTCGAGGCGGTCAAAAAGACATTTGCGGACAGCTGGGAGGCATTAAAAGCATCTGCGCGCGATGCGTTCGGGATCAAGTCACCAAGCCGCGTGTTTAAGGAATACGGCGGCCAGATCATGGCGGGCCTTGCTAACGGGATCGAAGAAGGCACGCCAGAGGCGCGCGCCGCAATGGATCAAATGGCGGGCGATATGGGCGGCGATGGTCTGCTGGATCAGCTGGCGAAAATGAAGGGGGAATTGGCGGGCGTCGGCAAAGTGGGCGCGGCAGCGTTTGAAAGCATCGGCGCGCAGATCGGCGCAGGCATCAAGCAAGGCAAGGGGTTTCGCTCAATTCTGGGCGGGCTGGCTGGTACGGCGGCGTCTGCGCTGTCGGGCATGGCGCAGGATGGCATCAAAGCGGCGTTTTCAAGTAGTCCGAATATGGGCGGGTTTCTGTCCAGTCTGGCTGGCGGTCTGATGGGGTTCAAAGATGGCGGGTCATTTATGGTTGGCGGCGCGGGTGGAATTGATAGCCAGCTGGTGGCGTTCAATGCCAGCCCGAACGAGCGGGTGAGCATCACAAAGCCGGGGCAGGACATTGGCGCGGGCGGTGCTTTGCAGCTGGTCGTAAGGCTGTCTGATGATCTTGACGCGCGCGTGGAAAGCGTGGCGGGGCCGCTGGCGGCGCGCATCGCGGTGCGGGTTCAGCGCGACGGGATGGCGGCGCAAGAGCGTGAAAGGGCGCGGCGCTAATGGCCGCGCTAGAGTGGCCGCAGGGCGTCGGGCTGTCGCGGTTTGCCATGCAGCCTGTCGCGCAGACGCGCACCAGCGCGCCGGGGCTGGACGGGCGGCAGCAATTTGTGACAACGGAAAACAGGGTCTGGCGCGGCAGCGTTTCTGTGGCCGCGTTTGATGTGGACCAGCTGGGCGCGTGGCTTGGCTTTGCCGCTGATCTGGGCGGGCGCGGCGGTGTGTTCGCGCTGCCGGTGCCTGATCCGCTGCGCATCGATCCGGTGGACGATGGCGGGCCGGGGTTTCTGCTGTCTGCCGGATACACGCAAGCGCAGATCGATGCGGGGCAAGTGGCGTTTTCTGGTGGTGAATTGTTCGCGGGTGGTGAGGGGTTTGCGCTGGCAGCGTTCGCTGATCCGGTCGCAGGGCAGCTGGCAGACATTGGCGCGGCAGCTTTGCAGCTGTCGGGCATCCTTGCGCAGATGGTGCGCGTGGGCAGCGTGTTTTCAATCAACGGATATTTGCACCGCGTGACAGCGGCAGACGGTGGCGCGCTGCGCTTTGCACCGCCGCTGCGCGCAGCTGTGGCAGCGGGGGCCGTGGTCAATATGATCGCGCCGCAGATTTTTGTGCGGCTGGTCGATGATGCGGGCGCGCCTCAGTCGCTGGATTTGGGGGGCTATATGGCCGGGTTTGATTTGCAGCTGGTCGAGGTGTTTGCGCGATGACAGCTATGCTGGACGCATCGCAGGATGCGGAGGGCCTGCGGGCGCTGTTGGCATCCGAGCGCATCGAGGTGGCGCTGACAGCGCGGCTGGAGTTTGCCAGCGGCGCGCTGCTTTTGTCTAATCGCCTGCTGTCCTATACGGTCGCGGGCGAAGTCTGGCAGGGTCTGGGCGATCTGGTGGGCGTGTCGCAGGCGCGCGGCGGGCCGGGTGATCTGTCTGCGGTTATGACATATCAGCTGGCGCTGCCGCGTGAAGTGCTGGGGCCATCGCCGGAATTAGGGCGGCTGCCAGCGCTAATGGCTGCGCCGGGCGAATATGCAGAGCGGCGCGCAGTGCTGGCGCTGCAATTGTTCCGGCAAGATAGCGCTGGCAATTCGGTGCCGTTCGATACGCCAAAGGTTCTGCATTCTGGCCGCATGTCAAAGCCGCGCATATCGCTGGAGCCGGGCGGGGTTCTGACGTTCGAGATTGATAGCGAAAGCTTGCTAGTGCGCAAGCGCCAGCCGCGCGCCGGGCGTCTGACAGATGCGGACCAGCAGCGCCGCTATCCGGGGGACAGGGGGCTGGAGTTTATACCAAACGCCACCAGCGGCCAGCTTGATTGGCTTAACTCGTGACGGATCGCGCGCTGATCGCGGAATGGCTGCGCGCGACAGGCGGCGCGGCGTTCGAGTGGGGCCAGTGCGATTGCGCAACGTGGGCCGCTGATCTGGTCAGCCGCGCCTGCGGTCGAGATCCGGCAGCTGGCTGGCGCGGTGCCTATCGAACGCGGTTCGAGGCGGTGCGATTTATTGCGCGCGCTGGCGGGCTGCGCGCGCTGGTCGCGCCGCAGATGAAGGGCCACGCGCCAGCGGCGGCAGGGTGCGGCGTGGCGGTCGCGCAGGTGGCTGGCGTGCAGGTCTGCGGCGTGCTGATCGATGGCGCGCTGGTGGTGAAAGCAGATCGCGGGCTGGAGTGGCCGCGATCTTTTGAAATTGTCGAGGGGTGGGAACTATGCCGCAAGCGTTAGCATTTATTGCGCCTGCTATTTTTGGTGTGGCTGGAACGACTGCGCTGATCACGGCGGCGGGCGGTTTGACGCTGGCAGGCGTGGTGGCATCCATCGGCGGATCGCTGGTCATGGGTGTTTTCGCGCGGGCATTGCAGCCGGGCGCGCCATCGGTATCGCCAGAGGCGCTAAAGGTTTCCACGGCGCAGGATGCCGCCGCGCGCATTGTGCATTATGGCCGCGTGCGCGTGGGCTATGCTGTCGCGTTTATCAGCGCAAAGCAGGGCGTGCTGTCGCAGGTGGTGGTGCATGGGCAGGGGCCGTTCGATGCTGTCGAGCAATATCTGATCGACAGCCGGGAAGTTTCAATAGATGGGGCCGGTTGGGTTCTGGGCGATCAATACGCGGGCGGGTCCGGGTCGCTTGTGCAGATCGTGACGCGCGCGGGCAACGCGCCGCAGGCCGTGCTGGATGAATTAACGGCGGAATTTTCCGCATGGGGCGCGGATCATAGGCTGGACGGTTTGGCGTGCAGTTTGATGCGCGCAGAATTGCCGCCAGCGTCGGAATGGACGCGGGTATATCC